AACAGTTAAAGATGTAAAAAATACTATTAAAAAGTTAGAAAGGTTATACAAGAAGGGAGAATATCCCCATAAACGTATTTGGCAAGTTGGTATGATATTGTATGTCCGTTTAAAAGTTCTCAAAGATAAAAAAAATAAGGAATTTAAATTATCAGAAAGATATTTTAAGCATCTCGGAAAACGCACCAAAATAAAAGGCGAAGGAAAAAGAAAAAAGTTTTCTTTTAAAATGTAAAAAATTTTATGTTTAGAGATTATCTTAGAAAGACTTACTTACATGGGAGGCACATTGGTTCTTCTGGGACTGGATCATCAGATTGTTCTTGATTCATCATATTCATCATCTTGTCAAATTCATCATTTGCTTCATCAACATTCATATCCTTTTCCTTCATCAGATTACTTACAACCATGTAGCGAAGATGAGCTGCTTGAAGCTTCTTGTTGGAAATCTCAACATACTTGTCAACTGCCCTCCGACGAGTATACCCTTCCTCTTCAGCAAAGGCAGTGAACTTCTTGTAGTCTTCGTCGTATTCCTTTTCAATATCCTCTTCATTTTCACCAGTCATCTTGACAACTTGCTCAACAAACTGCTTCTTACAGTTAGCTTCTGTAAGCTGTGCCTTAACTTCTTCTTCAAGTGATTGGATAACATCTTCACGCTCGCTTGAAACCATCTTTTCTAGCTTCCTCTTGTTTTCAGGGAGTTCCATGAACTTCTCCTCAAACTCCTTGAATCTTTCATAAACTTCCTTGGGTTCTTCACACGTGATCTCAGACATGTTCTTTACAAAGAATCCAGCAATGTTCTCTTCACGATTGTCTAGCTTCTTCTTGCGAACAAACTCCTTCTGAATATCAGAGTTGGTAGCATCTGGATGCTTCTCACGATACTCCTTAGAGAATTCATCCTTCTCAACCTTTTCTTCTTCTTCAGTTTGCTCCCTGAAACGATTGAATTCTTCAACTGCTTCTTCCCGTTCCTTCTTCTTTTCTTCACGAATAGCGATTGCTGCTGCTCTTCGTCCCTTCTTTTCATCTTCCTTGATTTCTTCTTCCTTCAGAAGCTTTTCAGCCTGATTACGTTCTCGCCTTGCTTGCTTCATAGCTTCATTAAGAAGTTGGTCTTCGCTCTTAGTTGCCTCTGCGATCTTCTTCATCTCCTTCAGCTCGTTGTTCTTAGCGTTCACAGCAATGTTTCTTCGCATTTCAGCGGCCTTGTCGTTACACTCATCCCTTTCACGAAGATATTGTGCCCTCTCTTCAGATCCTTCTGGATGCTCCATGGCCTTCCTCTCCTTCGTCCTCGCCTTCTTCTCCATGTTCCTCACGGCCTTCTCACTGGGAGTCATGTTGGAGGACATCTTTGTGTAGATTTGTTCTTTGATTCTTATAGTTTCTCTGTTTGTAAGTTTACATCCTCTACAATGTAAGTTTCAAATTTATTTAGACTATTCAAGATAAGAGCTGATCTTAGAAAGTATTCTTAAGAAAGTATTCTTAAGGAAAAATCTTAAAGAATAAACATTTTTAAAAAAAATGTTTGTAATACATATATAGATATAGATATTAATGGTCCATGATATTAACTTTGTTCTTAACATTACTAAACCATTGTTTGATAGGATTATAACAATCATGTTACATGATGCTTGTCATGATTTTGATAACGGGAAAACAGATGCACCTTTTAAAGAATTTTTCTTAGCACAAGATGCCATTCCCAATTCCGCAAATAGTCGTTTACAAAAGATCCAAGGATTTTTGGCGCCTGGTGGTGGTGGTAGTAGTCATATTGGAGGTGCTAATGTGGATACTACGGGATATACGGTAGATATGGGAAATACGGGATATACGGGAGATACGGGATATACGGTAGATATGGGAAATACGGGATATACGGGAGATACGGGATATACGGTAGATATGGGAAATACGGGAAATACGGGAGATAAGGAAGATATGGTAGGTGATTATGGGCTTACTCGTACTAGATCCCAACAAGAACAACAACTAATGAATGAACATACCAATATTAAGAACGAGATAAAGGCAACGCCGCGGAGCGAGGATGACTATCAGCGGTTTAAAAAATATATAGGATTTTTATTAGAAATAAAATATTCTTTCGAATATTATGTATATGCTAATAAGGCTAGGGAGACCGCTCAGGCTAAAATCACCAATGAGGTTTCAAATTATTTTTGGAGCGTGCCGGCTGCTCAGGGATATTTTCAATATCAAACTGATGATATAGATTTTATTTTAGGATTAATAAATAACATATCAAATAACATATTATATAGTGTATTAATTGAGTCTTTTGTAGGTTATTTTATATACGTGCGAAAAGAGTTTTCTAAATTGGATGTGAAAGATAAAAATACTGGTAAAATGAAGATTTTTGATCATAAATATTTTATTGAAGAATTATTAAGAATATATACAGCTGATTTTACGAAAAATTTTGTTCAAAACGAGTTTTTGTCTATGATTCATAAATATACAAAAAGGATTATCCAGATAGAAGGAACCGCTATTAGTGAAGAAAAGGACGAAATGGATGTAGGAGACGGAACAGAAGCAGAAGAGGTTGAAATCAGATCATTTTTATATAGTATAGAAGAGATAATAAAATATGAAGGGTCAGAAGTGTTTGAAAAAAAATTTTATCCAAAGCCACCACCAGTGCTTGCAGATGATGACTTGCCGAAACCAGATAATACAGACGATTTCTCAGATTTGGAAGATTTCAGGGATCTGGATAGTGTTGCTGATGTTATGAGAGAATGGGAAGAATGGGATAAAATGTACGTAGAAGGTATGGAAGAATTCAAAAAGATTGAAGACCAAGAGGAAGCTACTGAACAGCAGTTGGCTAACCCCGTCGCAGATGATGAGGCTGCTGCCGTGGGAGTTTTTCCTTCTTCAAACAACAGCCGCTCCACACACAAACAAAGTGTGAAGGGTGAGCGGCGTTCGGCGGACGTCCTCCGCGCCAGCCGCCGAACCGCGCGTCAGGATAAGGCCAAGCCAAAGCGAGATGTTCTGGTCGCAGCTGCGAGGAAAGCCGCCGGTACTCCGCGGCAAGCAGAAGATACAAAAGAAGACTCAGAAGCAGCAGCCCCGCCAGCAGCACTCTCCCAGAAGCGGGACCGCGCGTGGGGAGCAGAAGAAGACCCAGAAGCAGAAGCCGCCTCCCAAAAACGAACACGAACACTGATGGGGGCGAAAGAGGGCGAGGTGAGGGGGGGGGCAGGAATGTGGGTGATGGAGGATTTTAATGGCGGCGCACTGTCCGGTGGAGGTGCTCCACCGGAAAGTGTTATTTTAGCGAATTTTATCAATTATAAAAGCATTATTGAAAATCCATGGAGACACCTCGGAAATCTTGATCCCGATAAAACGGACACAAGTTTTATTGAAGACGATGATGGAGAAAGTTATAAACAAGATCCGGCCTCGCTGGAAAGTGAAGCTTCACAATTAGATCCTAATGATTCTGAGGCCATAGCTTTGAAGGCTAAGAGCAAAAATATCAGGGAAGCACTAGATAAAATTTTTACCCGGAGCGGCGCGAAACAGGGCAGTGCAAATTATAACATGAATACGTTTAAAAAAGCGAAAGATTATTATGATCAAATTAAGAAAAACATCAACACCGCCATTAAAGTATACTTTAAAGGAGCTTACAGAAGAGCTATGGGTGGAGCTTATATGGATACTCTAGGTGGTTTTACAATTTTAGAACTATATGATTTAGTAATATATATCACACTTCCGGAAGGTAAAAAAGCACAACATAAGCAAGAAAATGAAAAAGACAATGAATTATATGTATATCTGAGTAGTCTTTACAGTATGGTGGACACTTGGGAGAAAGCAAAATCTACGGGTAATGTAGGGCGGGTGGTGGGGTCCCAAAAAAATAAAATAGCGGTATTGAATAGTATTGTGGCAGCTGTGGCAACTGCAGCTGCTACTGATCCATCGATCCAACCTACTGATCCATCGATCCAACCTACTGATCCATCGATCCAACCTACTGATCCATCGATCCAACCCACACCCACGTGGAATTCTCTCGGAGCTAGTATGAAATCAATTGGCTCATCCAAATTTCTTAAAGATATTATTAATGAAATAAAAAGATTAGAAAAATACAATAAGTATTGTAGTAAAATTATAGAATTTTTAGATGGACAGAAATTATATTACGGAAGTGGTGATAAAAAATTAACAACAGCCGAAAGAACACGTCGTAGTGCTATTTTTACAGAAATATTAAGAAAATACGAAGCGCATTTTGGGGAAGAAATAAAAGAAAGTGGGGAATGGCAACGGTTATACACGAGCAACCCACGCCCATCCGGTCCATCATTAGATAATAGTTTATGGAAAGGTTCCAAACCAACACCAGTGTCGTTTGATCATATTATACAACAGGCAAATAACCTCAACATCAAGAAATATATTAACAACGCTATCCCCTCAATATGTGTTCAAAAACTCGCAGACCATAATTTTCAACCAGTGTGTTTCACATCAGTTATAGATCCAATGGGGTCATTTGGAGACTGTTATCCTGTCCCTGATCCAAATATAAACGGTGATATTGATGTTTACATAAAGAACGATGAAAATAATTTTATGAATATCAATCTAACTGTTGCAAAAGGAGGAGATATAACACTTACCGGGAGTGTACATATTAAGATGGATGGAACTGATGTTCTAGATGTTAATGATATAAATATAAATAAATTTAAAACCAAAAAACCATTATCAATAGCTAATACAGTTAAACTATTTAAAGAACATGATGTTGATCATAATTCAAAACAAATTGTACGGAAATTTTTAGGAGATTTTTTACAGGCTGTTGAAGCTGTTAGCAAAGGTTTACTATACCTTAGCGGGGATAAACCAGCGACAGTAATGTATTATATACTAAATTCGTTGTACACGGCCCAAAACAGCATTGGTGGATTTGTAGACAAAAAATGTGGTGTATTTACACAAGATGATATAAACGTCCTTGCCCGTTTAGGAGGTGGTGGCGGATTAAAACATAAAAAGAGAGTAAGAAGATCCCGTAAACGTAGAACAAACCGGAGAAAGAAAACACAGAGGAGGAAGACCAATAAACGTAGATCAAATAGGAGAAATACAAATAAACGTAGAACTGTTAGGGGAAAAACTACTAAACGTAGAACTGTTAGGGGAAAAACTACTAAACGTAGATCTGTTAGGAGAAAGAAATAAATAATTAATTTTCTATTCTATACTAATGACTCTATATGATTTTTTTAAAAAACACTGGATTATATTTACTATTATTATAATCTTGATTTTATCATTTAATCTCTTTGATATATGTGAACCATTTACAGACATTGATAATATTGATAAAGAAACAAAAATGAAATCTTTTGAAAAGTTAATGGATAGTTTTAAAGAAATTTTTCCCGATGGTAATAGAAATGCAGGTGGTCCTCAATTTTTTAAACATATTGTAGATTTAGGGTTAAGTAAAGCTGATTTTGAACTATACAATTCATTTTATTGTGGTGTTAGTGGATCTCCTGTAAGTCCTGATAGAGGTAAAGTTTATGATTATATTGTTGTAAAAGATATTAATGGAAAAGAAGTTCGTGGTAAATACTATAGATGTTGTTCACCTTGTCTATGTGATGTTATGAAATACACAAAAGCGGATAAGTTTGATATTACATTGGATGGAGAAAAAAGAACATATGATGTATTAACAATTTCGGATCCATGTTGTAATGAAAATGGAATACCAAAATCTGTTACAGCTTACAAATGTAAATCGGGGAAAACTCAAAATGGTATGTATTCTCGTTCAGGAAGATTAATTTATGCTCTTTTATATACAGACGATAAAAGTGATAGTAAAAAAATAGATGATGTAGTAAATCAATGTAAAGAAAGGATGGAAACTCCACCTGATGAATTACAGGGTGGTATGGGTGATATATTTGTAAAATTATCATTACTTTGTGAAGATAATGTTGAAGGTTTTACAAATACACATGGTCGCTTAAAAAATATATATGGTGAACCTCTTAAAACATGTAAAACTGGAGATAGTCCTGGAAGTTGGGATAGCGAAGGTTATTGTAGTGAAAGGGGTGGAGGTATTCATCAAATATGTATGGAAGTAACCCCTGAAAGAGGTGATTTTTCTACTCAAACAGAACAAGGTCCATGGTCTCAAGATAGGATTGGTAATAATCACTGTATGTGTTTAGGTGCGTGGGCACTATACAAAGCTAAAGGTAATGGTGATGGTAATGAACTTCAGTGTGATTCGATACCAGACTATTCTCTCAGCCCTGAATATATTACTCAATGGAATACTTGGAATGGTCATCAACTATCCGATCAAATAAAAAATGGTGTTGATAGTATGGTTCAACAATGTTATAATAAAAAAAATAGTCAATATCTAAAAGATAAATATGATACAATAAGGACGAGCTATGGCGATTGGTCAAGTGTTATCTAAAGATTATAATTTTTTAAGGATTTTCTATATCTTTTTCAACCTTACAATTACTATAGTAAATCTTCATACATATTAGTATAATCATAAATACTAGTTCAACACTGGAACATAAATAAATTGGTGGGAGATTTTTATGGACACTGTAAATTATACCAAGAATAACTCCTGTCAAGAATATAAATTGCCATCCATAAGATATATCATTCATATTTTTTGTCCTATAAGATTTGTATATCTGTGGTATAAAACCACTCGCGAAAAGAACTCCCGCTGTATATCCACAAATATCGTAGAAGTCCATTTGCGAAAATCATTTATTTTTTTTTCAAATTTAAAATCACATTACTATTATATGGATCACGTATTAACAATGTTAATAGTATGTTTAGTAATAGCAAGTGTTTATTACTATTATAATCATTCAGAAACAGTTTATTATCCACCAGAAAATTATAACAAAATGAGTATTTTACAAAAACATTGGAATGTTATCGCGAATGAATATAAAGCATTGCCAAAAGATAAAATGATAAATTTTCAAAGTAGGAAAAAAGATGATTGGTATAATGGAGGACAACTAGATGAATTAGCAAAAAAACATTTTCAAGACTATGGTTGGCATTCAGCTTGGTCAGAAGATGATAATAAAGCAAATTATAATTGGAAAAATTGGGGATTAATGTATAAAGATGTTGCTCTTGGTAAGAATTCTGAATTATGCCCTCTTACAACAGCGATGTTGAACACTATACCAGGTATCAGAATAGCTGGATTTTCTCTTATGACTCCGAATTCTGTTATCAATCCTCATACAGATACGACTGGTATTAAATATGGTAGTTTAGCGTATCATTTAGGTATAGATGTCCCAGATAAGAACAATTGTTGTCTTATTGTGAATGGTGAAAAAAAAGAAGAAGAAAATGGAAAAGTTATAATTTTTGATTCAACATATCTTCATTCAGCGTATAATATAACTGATAAAGAAAGATGTATTTTATATATTGATTTTCAGATAGATTAAATCGTATGACCGTTACATTTATATATATCATATACTCTTCTTCGTTTTGAATTTTCTGTGTCTAATGAACAATTATGACAATAATCATTGTGATCTTTTGTCATTAATTTATTCATTTTCACATGAGTTTCATCAATTCTTTCTTTAAACGTATATAACCTACTATCGGTTATACCTTTATCATCACTTCTCATTCCATGATAATACTTACCATCTACTTTTGAACGAATTTCTCCACTTCCGAATTTATATTTTATGTCTTCTGTCACACCTTCTTTTAAAATGCTATCTTCTTTTTCATATTCTTCTTGGTTTTCTAAATATGTTATGACTCGTTTCACTTCATTGATGTCCTTTTTAAATTTTTCTAAAGATTCTTTATCTTTTGGTATTACAGACAAATATGTTTTATGTCCTCCATCATAATACTTTCCATCTTCAGGATTTACATGAATAGGTATTTTCTTTTTGTATTCACATACTTTTCCAATACATGTACATAAACCAAGTGCCCATAAAGAACTCATTATAATATTTTCTCCTACTGTAAAATTACCTGGTGGACTATGGTCTTCCATAACTATATCCCCCATAACACACGGAAGTAAACTCATTAAGATTAGAATCATTTATATAATAATCTTCATATGTTTTTAAATATTAAAGCTTAGCGACCGAATACCATGTTACTTCAGGATAAACTATCTTATTCTTATTCTTAGAAATCTTTTGAGCTTCTTTAAAACTAATAAAACGTAGTGGGTTTACCTTACATCCTTCCCAATCCTTAGCCCTCTGTCGAAGTCTGAATGATACCCTTTCACCATTCATTGGGACTAGATTATTGTTCTCATTGCGACAAACAACTTCAATCATATCTTATTATTATATATTAATGTTACCTTATATCTTTATATATATTTTATAAAGATGTTTAAAAATTTGAATATATTTTATTATACATTATAAACATTAAAATGAAAGCAATTAGTCTTTTCTCTGGTATGGGAGGTGATTCACTCGGTATTCAAAATGCCGGTGTTGAATTAATAGCCTATTCAGAATGGGAAAAAGAAATGAAAGAAACACATGAACTAAATTTTCCAAACACAAAATTGATTGGTTGTGGAGATATAACAAAAACAACTGACGAACAATTTTTAGAATACAAAGATGTTGTAGATCTTATATTTGCTGGTTTTCCATGTCAAGGATTTTCACATGCTGGAAAAAAGCTTCCAGATGATCCTCGTAATACACTTTTTAGAGAATTTTTAAGGTCTACAGATCTAATACGTCCAAAATACATTATAGGAGAAAATGTCAAAGGTTTACTAAGTAGAAAAAATGTTGATGGTGAATTATATATTGATAGAATTGAAACCGAATTTAATAACATAGGATATAATATCCATTATGAAGTCTATATGTGTAGTAAGTTGGATATAGGTGTTCCACAAAATAGAGAACGTCTTATTATTGTTGGTATTCGTTGTGATCTAGAACAAGAATTTAACTTTCCTCATGAAAGTGAAGAAAAATATGGGGATCTAAAAGATATTATTCAATTTAGTATGGAAGGTGCTATAAAGGTAGAACCAGATGATTTAGATTTTGATTTTGATGATATTCCCGATGAATGTATAATAACAGATATGAGTAATGATGAAAGGGAAAACAATCCACATCCAAATTTAGTCGGACTTGCTAAAAAAAGAGATTATATTCGTAAAGGGGTATCTAGACCACATCGTCTTCATTTTGGTAGGAGATTAGATGTTGGTGGTGAAATTATCGATATTAGAAAACCAATTAATACTATTATATGTTCATACGCACATTGTCCAAGATTCTTTGTTCCACTAAAAAATAAAAATGGTAATTATCTTAGATGTTTACTACCAGATGAACTAAAGCAAATACAAGGTTTTCCAGTAGATTATAAGATATCAGGTAATACTAGTAAAAAGATTAAACAGATTGGAAATGCTGTTCCTCCACCACTCATTCAGATGATTGTTGAGAGACTAATATAAATAATTAATTTAATAAATCACTTATATCTGATTTATATGTTGGTCTAGGATAAACACTCATCCTTTTAAATCCTTTAGCACAATCACCTATTTTTTTCCGACCCCATTCATTTTTGATAGTTTCCATAACAGACTTATACATATAAATAAGTTCTTCATCATCTTTCAAAAGTTCATAACCATTAATAAATATAATCTTAGGAGGAATATCTTTTTTCTTTTTGAAATTTTTCCCTGTAAACATTATAATATAGAAAATATCAATAGATGGACATGTATCATTGAAATATACTATTGTCCCATCTGTTTTCTTAATTTCAATATTAATTACAACACTACTACCTGGTCTACAGACATTTCTAAAGTCTTTTGATTGTTGTGATCCAGCACATTCATATATTAGACCCATATCATCTAATATATCTTTTATAATTCGTATTGATACCCTTTCAGGTTTTTGTGTTTCTCCATTATTTGTTTTCATAGTTGTCATATCTATACCATGAGTTTTATTTATCACTTCTCTTTCAATATCCTTAAACAATTGTTCTTTTTTCAGATATGCTTCATCTTTTTTTGACACAACCTTACCCCATGAAGAGTAAGTATCATCGTTACCATCGCACATTATATTCAAAATATTTATTTTAAAATATTATCATTTTTCAAATTTGGTATGTGTTTTAGTTCAATGATATTTTACACCTTTGAACATTTAAAACGTATAATATTTCATTAAATAACCAAAATAGTTAAAATTTGAAATTATATAAAAATAAAATCTAATATAAAAGTATAACTAAAATGGTTAATTATAGTTGCGAGAAATGTGGAAAAACATTCAAACAAAAGGGTCATTATATGAAACACCTACAAAGGAAAACTCCGTGTGATAATATTAAAGATAAAATAGAATATATGGTTGAAAAAAAAGTTGATGAACTAGTGAAAGAAAAACTTCAAGATTTAGTAAAAAAAGGGGATATTGAAATCAAAAATAAAAATTTGATTTCAAATAATCCAAATAGTAATACAGAAAAAGAAAATAAAATGAATTACATTGATTTATTCAGTGGTATTGGTGGTTTTCATCAAGCACTAGATAAACTTGATTGTAAATGTATCATGGCATGTGATACAGATAAAGCATGTAGAGAAAACTATAAAATTAATTATGGAATAGAACCTCATCCAGATGTTAGAAAAATTAATCCTGGAGAAATTGAAGAAAATGTAGATATTATTTGTGGTGGATTCCCATGTCAGGCATTCTCTAATGCTGGAAACAAGAAAATGTTTGAAGATGATAGAGGTTTACTATTTGATGAAATAATAAGGATAGCAAAGGTTAAAAAACCAAAGTTCATGTTTTTGGAAAATGTAAAACATATATTAAAGGTTGGAGATGGAAAAGTTATAGAATATATCAAAAAGAAACTAGATGATAATAACTACAACCTTCAACTATTTGAAATATCGCCTCATAATTACGGTGTACCGCAGCAGAGAGAAAGAGTTTATTTCGTGTGTGTAAGGAAAGACATTTACAATAATTCAGATATTGTTTTGCCTCCGAAAGTAAATGATTTTAATTTTGAAGATTTTCTAGACAAAAAAGAAGTAGTTGATAAGAAATATTTTATAGATGGAGATGTTCTAAAATGTTTGAATGCTTGGGAAGAAATGATTAAGATATTTCCCCCAGGTGAAAAAATATCACCAGTTATAATGATCAACGAACATTACAATGGACATACTCAAGAAGATTTTGATAATTATGCTGGATGGAGGAAAGGATATATAACAGCAAATAAACCATTAATAAAAAAGTATAAACCTCAATGGGATAAGTGGTATGAAAAGCACAAGGAAATATTACAGAAAAGAGAAATATATGGAAAACTAGAATGGCAAGCAGGTAAAATTAAAGAAAATGATTCTATCTTTAATTATTTCATTCAAATAAGACAATCGGGTATTCGGGTAAAAAGAGCACAACATTTCCCAACCCTGGTTGCTATTTCTCAGATTCCAATTTATGGAAAAGAAAAAAGATATATTACACCCCGAGAATGTGCCCGTTTACAATCCTTTCCAGAGGATTTTAAAATAGCAGAAGAAGATAGACATGCATATAAACAATTTGGAAATGCTGTGAATGTAAGTAATGTCCATACTGTTATTAAGGCAACATTTGACCACTACAATATTCATTAAACTTTAGTAAATTCGAGGATTTGGAAAGACCCCCTCCATATATCATTTTTACCTCTGATACAGAACTTCCATGTTTCTATATCATCCAAGTAAAGTGAATACCATAATTTAGCAGATGTATTAGTTTCATATTTTATTTCTCGTTTTATACTACATTTTTTTTTATTATTTTTATCACATAATTCATTTAAGTTTACTAACTTCACACCATTATATCCATAAACATCATAGTTTAATTTTTGGAAAGCATATTCTAATAATTTTTTCTGAAATATTCCATTGTATTTTTCTATTATTTCTATAATAGTTTTAAAATAATCATTATTTTTATCGTAGAATAATTTATTGGCAATAGTTCTCTGTGATTTATCATATTTATAACCATTTTCACCCAAACCATTTTTTAATACATTAATTCTTTTTTCTTTGAGATCGTTGTTTATTTTAAGAATATTAAACATTTTTTCAATAGAATAGTTAGTTAATGTAGCGCCTTCGGAATCCTTCACAGAAATTCCAACAAACTTAGAATTAGAATATGATATGTATATGTCACTCTTCGTTATTTTACCATCATATAATTTACCAGTATCTTTATCTGTATTTAGTTTTACTAATTCTGGGAAATCTTTAAAAGATTTCCCTGTTAAGAAAATGTTAGTGAAATTAATATCAAAATTTTCTATATTGAAATTAGATATATAATCTTTTACTACTTTGGAAGATTTAGATTTTAAATCGTTTACATATTTATCTATATTGACTTCACCATTAATAATATGTAATCTTTCATCCGTTTTTATTTCATTTATTTTTTCAAGAATATCATTTTTTTCTTTGATATGTGGATAAAGGAAAATTGAGCAAATTACAAACTCTGCCCAATTATAATCACAATTTTTTCTAGTTTTTGAATTGGGAGTTATAACTTTCTCTATCTTTGGATTAGGACATTTTCTACAATTATGCCCAATTTCACCACAATTACCGCATTTTCGCATTTTCTTTTCAGGTGTTTTAATTACATTGTTAATAATATCATCCATAATACTTTTTATTACCTTTTTAGTTTTAAACTTTTTTATTTTCAATTTTAAACTTTTTTTCTCTTCTTTTGTCATTTTATCTCTCGGTAGAATATATGCGTTTTTACCTATCTTTACCCATCTATCATCTGGTGGTGGATAAATATCCACACTCATTTATATTAGATAATCTTAAACTTGGTAAGATCTTTGTTCGTATGCCCTGTTAGCTTTTCTTTCCAGTGTTCTGTCAGTTCATGTTCTGGTTCTGATTCGGGTTCTGATTCGGGTTCTGATTCGTAAGAGGATGTGCGGACTATGAGATTTCCTTCGCAATAGTAATCAGGCATCTTTTATTATGTCCCTTTCTACGTATCAAATTTAAAATTTGAAACTTGCTTGAGAAAGATTGTATCTAAACAACAAAGAAACTACAGAACACAAGACACAGAAA